AGACCAGGCCCGTAATAGCCTTGCTGGTAGTGCTTGAACGGATTGACCTCACTGGGTGTTCCTGACCATGACATGTCAAAGGTGCGGGAACTGCCGAATGACGATACAACGTCAGCGCCACCGTTAGCGTAGTTCAGCACTTCGGAGTAGCCCTTGCTGCTCACTGGCAACTCCGAGAGCGCAGCAGTCACCATCTGCATTCTCTCTAGGTTACCGAAATACATCTGGCCCATTACTGCCCCCGCTTGGCGTATACGCCGTTGATATTGTTTGTGCTATCCGCGATGATGCGCCCGTCTAGGGTGAGCGTCACGTGACCGGCAGCAGCCAGTAGGCCACGGTCGGTTGGCGAAAGCTCCACGATGGTCGTGTTGTTGTTAGCACTAGGTGCCGCAACCGGACCCTGGGTGAACCCAGGCAGAGCGCCGTACTTGTTCATGTAGTTCAGCAGAGGCAAGCCAAGAGTTCTCGTGGCGTCCTGGTTTATCACGAACTCCTCGGCGTGGACGATGCCCTTAGGCTCCAGACGAGCGCCGCTTCCGGTGTATCCACCCGTGTCGTACATCTTCAGGTTGGTGCCCGGAACCTTGTAGACCTGTTGTCCCTGAATCAGGTAGCCATCGATAGCAATCGGGCGCTGTTTCATGTAACGCTCGAATGCCTTACGCCATGCGTCCTGCGCGTTCTTGGCGGCTTGGTCAACTCCGAGTAGGTCACCCATCCCGACGCCGACATCGACCTTAGACTTCTTGGCCTTGGCAAGGAACTCGTTCAGCGCCTGCAACGCCGGGTTGGTGTTGGCCGACACGGTGATCTTGCGGGGCACACGAGCGACGGCCAGCGTCACGTCATCGAAAGCCTTGGAGTATTTGCCAATCTCTGTCCGGCTGAACCCGAGTGACAAAGCCTGATCCTCGAACGACTTCTTGGACTTAGCTATTGCGCCCCTGAGCGTGTCCTGGCTGGCGCCACTATTCGCCAGCGACTTGATGTAGTCCTCGTAGCTACTCACCAAGTCAGTAATAACACCACGGTTCTTGGTCGCAGCCTTGCTATTACCCACCAACGTTTTGTTGGTCACCGACTGTGCGTCGGCCAGTTCAGCATCGGTATCCGCTAGATCAGAGCGCAGTTCGTCGGCGCGAAGGGTGTCCTTGAACGCTTCGGCAACGCTGAGGAAGTACGCCGTAGTGTTGCGGTCGGCGGTAAGCTCCAGCACCTTGCGTCGGTACTCTGCCAATTCCTCGTTCAAGTCACGCCACTTGTCGGTGATGTCGTCCATCGCAGACTGTCCGCTGAAGCGAATGTCGAAGGCACGGGTAAACACATCGGCTAGGTCATTGGCATAGTCGGATAGAGTACGTACTTCCTTAGCCGCACTGCCCGCCGCTTTGCCAATACCGCCTGTTTTCTTAGCGGCCTTAGCGGCAGCGGCAGCGGCAGTGTTGAACCCATCAATGAGTGAGGTAATGTCTATAGGTGTCGATGCTGTAGCCCCACCCAGGCTTTCGATTATTTCCTTCAGGAACCCAAGTGATCCGGCAGCGGATGGAACCTGTGACACAATGGAGTCAAACAATCCCTGTAGGGAGTTGGCGGTGGCCTCGGCATCTCCAGGTGTTTGCGCCGCTATGGCGTTCACCACATCCATCAGGGCGCCCATTGAGGCACGCCCCGTTTCAGAGAGTTGGTCGAACTTGCTACCTGACGCCTGCATAGCCTCACCAAGGTTGTACAGTGAGGATTCCTGTTCTTGGGTTGCCTTGATGTCACCAAGGACGGCACTAATCTTCTCGTCAATGGAGTCGATGTCTGCGCGCCGAGCGTCCGCCACTTCCTTCTCTCGAAGAGCAGCGATACCCATCGCCCCGCCATCTTCCTTGTAGGCAGCGTAGTATAGCGGTAGCTTTTCTTTTACTTCGTCGGCACTCAATCCAAGACGCTTAATAGCGTCTGCCGCCTTCACAGGATCGGCGGAAGCGAGCGCCTGGTCAAACTTGTTGATTTCTTCGGCTGCTAGCGAGAACGAACTGTTCTTGAAGATGTCAGTGTTCTTGCGGAAGTCGTTCCAGAAACCGCCAACCTTCTGTATGTGTGCGCCAATGTCATCAAAGCCCTTGGTGATTGTGCCGTTGCTGATCTTTGCAGCAAACTGGTCTATCGTTTTTGTTCTGCCAAATGCATCATTGAGTCCGTGGCTAACTTCTTGTAGACCGCCCGTGGCCATAGCTCCCAGAGCAATGCCCACAGCGGCGATTAGGCCGGGAAGCCCAAACAATGCCGCCGCTGCGCCCCGGAATCCAGTAGCCATCTTGGCGCCACCGGCTAGGGCCGCATCACCGGCTACCTGGCTTCCCGCCNNNNGCGCCAGTCATTGCAACGAACTTTCCGCCCTCAATAGTCGCACCCGTTAGCGACAGGGCAAGCACGCGCAACGCCACACTCCACTTGGCGGTACCGCCAGAAGCCACATCGAGGGCTGTTCTAGCAGCAAAGACAGAGGCAGACACGCGGAGCAAGCCAGCGACAAGTATAGCGCCCGCGCCGACGACAACGCCGATAGCTACAGCCATACCGACGAACCACGATAGGATCGGGTTCTTGGCGATGTTATTGGCAACCCGCAGGAATCCAATCGCCACGTCGATGAGGCCGTTGAACGCCAGACCTCCCTGGCCAATTGTAGACAATAGGGACTGGAAGTTGTTGCCCAGTACCTTTAGCTTTTCGGCGGTAGTGGAGGTGATGATGTTGTACTGTCGGTTGATTTCGGAGTTGCTCCGCATACCCTCGGCAGAGTCCGCAAGGGCTTTTTCCAACCCAGATACGTCCTGAGAGAGCTTCTTCAGGGTCGGGCGGTCGCGCAGCGATGTCAAGCCTAGCTCGCTCAGGGCGGCGTCCGCATCAGTACCAGCAGAAGCTACACCCTTGAGAACCGCCAGAACGGCGCTCATCGTGTTCTTACCATACGCTGCCTTGAACGCCTCTGAGGACATCCCGGAGATACGGCTAAACGCATCCAGCGACTTTCCACCCTCGTTAACAGCCGTCTGAAGCTTGGTGAAGAACTTGGTTACGGTTCCTCTCGAAAGCTCGGGCTTGATACCCAGAGAGGCCAGTTCAGCGGATAGCCCGACGACTTGATCTGCGGTCAACCCGGCTACGTGTCCAGTGGACGCGATTTCCTGCGCCGTCTTGATGATTTCGGATTCTGTAGCGACAGACTCCACACCGACCTTGGCAATAGAGGAGCCTAGATTTTCAAGCTGGTCACCGGGCACCTTGAGCAGCGTGGATAGCCGACCAAACGCAGTTGCCGCCTCCTCAACAGATATGCCAGTAACAGCGGAGAACTTCGTGACCAGCGACGTGAAGTTGGCGAGGTCGGATGACGCGACACCCAACTGTCCACCAAGCTCACCGATCTTGGTGAGGTCATCGAACGATGACGGCATAGTTTCGAACAGGTTGACGAACTGGTTGTAGAGCGTTGTAACCGCGCTGCCAGCAACCCCGGAGGTACGCTGCACATCGGCAAAGTTGCGCTGGAAGTCGATAGCCATCTTCAGGCTTAGCCCGCTGGCGGTTAGCATGGCCAGGCCGAAGATGCCAATCGCGTTGCTCACGTCATAGAGGGCGTAGCGGAGTCGCGGTAGGTTGGCACTTGACGATGCAATGTCAAAGGCAAGTTGTCTTGTGGACTTGGCGGCTACCTCGTTGAGGTGGGAATACTTGTCCGACGCCAGGTTGTTGAGGATAGTTTGTATCTCAAGCGCCTTGAGTGCCTTGGCGCCGTTTCTACGGTTAGCTTCCAAGGCACGATCCGCACGGCTAGCAGCCTCGGTATCGCTGATGTATTTCCCTAGGGTGTCCCGAGACTGGGGCACACGCGATGAGGGGGCCATCGAAACAGCGCCTGTTGTTCCAGCGGTATCAACGGTAGTCTTGTTTGCTACAACACCGAGTGGGCGAACGTCCTTACCCTTGTTGGTGTCCAGAACCTTATAGTATTCCTTGGCAGACTGAGCAAGAGAATCTATAGACTGCTTGCCCTTGGCGCCGGTACCAGATAGCGAACGCTCTAGCCGGTCTAGCCCCTTGATTGCATCATTGATGCTGTGGGAAACGTCACGAAGGTTCTGAGAGACATCAGCAATGGTATTCGAGGCGTTCTTTAGCTTCGCTGTACCCGCAACGTCAAGATTAATTCTGACATTTGTGTCGTCTAGGGGCATCTCTTAAACCTTTTCGGCTTCAGCCGCATAGTATTGATCCCGCGTTGGCATCCTTTGTCCAACCTCGGTGTGCAGGAAGTGCTTCTTACCCTTGGCGGGCTTGCGCTTACCCTTTCGCGCTTCTTCCTTGTCGCGGGCGGATTCAATCGCCGCACAGGAGTAACACGTTCGAGACTTAATCTCGAAAACGACGTTTTCGTCGTCGCTGTGGCCTATCCAGACAGGAACACCACACTCTTTGCAGGTTTCGTCCTCCAGAATTTGGAAGGCAACCGCAAGCTTCTTATCCGCCGCAGACCAGCCATCACTAGGCTGTCTGTTACGCAGTATCAGCACGCTCGGCGGAACAGACCAGTCCCGAGCAGCCTTAATTGCTGTTATATAAGCCCTATTCCCCGGCCAAGTCAGAACCTCGGCCAAGAAATGAGGCATCAGTCGCCTGATCGAACAGCGCAGCGTTCAGATTGACCTTGGCGGTAGCCTGAACTATCTTGTAGTATTCGAACGCGAGCAATCTACCGTGAAGTCTCTCCACGTCATCAGTATCGTACACGTTGCCGGATGCTGGAGCGGCAACATTGCCGTTCGCATCGCTGATCTTGATGATCGACTTGGCGATCAACTCGTGATCACGGTCGTTTTCTTCCGGCGATCCTGAGTAATCCTTGGACTTATCCGTGAAGTACTTTTCCGTGATGATGTCCACAATCTCCGGCGCCATCCCCCGTAGTTCGATGTGGAGGGCGCTGTCCTTTAGTTCATCCAGAAGAGCATTGATCTTGGACTCGAATGACGCCTGCATTGCTTCGATTTCGGCGTTTGATGTGACGGCATACCCGTCATCACCAACGGTGCGCTGATTGTTGGCGAGCTTTGCGGCGGCAGCAATCCCGGCCTCGTAGTCGTAGCGCGCCTGACGAACGTTCACAAGCTCGTTAGCCGCCTTGGCGTTAGTGTATACCGTGATGTTCTCCACGGGGTACGCCACATCGACTAGGAACTTGTCCAGACTGAACGTTCCGGGAGTCTTAGCCTCAGAAACAGCGTCCACGGCCTTTTCGCCCAGTCCCTCGTTCTGTCCGTCCATGTATGTCTCTCCAAAAGAATAGTGGTGCAGGATAGCATCTCCTGCACCACTAGTCTACCATTTTGTTAAGTTGTAATCAAATAGATTAGGTTATGGTCACCGTGACAGTGGCTGTCCCCGTTGCTGACGGGTGAGATACCGTGATGGTAGCCGATCCAGCCGACACCGCTAGGGTAGTCCCACCGTTGTTGGCTACTGCCTTCGTGGAGTCGCTGGACGAGTAGACAGCCCCCGCAGTCACGTCCTTACCAGCCAGCGTGATCTTGACACGTCCGGTCTTACCAGCCGCCAGAGACAGCGTAGTAGGAGTTGCTGTAAGGGTACCAGCCGGTGAAACAAGGGTGTGTTCCCATAGCGCACCCTGGGGAAGGAAGTTCACTTCGAACTTCACAGAGTCGTCACCCTCGGTGTCGTCGGATACCCGGTCGGTCTGCACCTTGTAAACGCTGACCACATCACCGATAGCAGCCACGGCGCTCGGCAGAGCCTGACCATAGCGGACCACGAGATACCCAGTTAGACCGGGGGTCTTAAACAGAGTAAACGCTTGCTGGTAGATAGAGGCAGAGTCGCTTGAGTTAGCCTCACGGAAGAACGCCAGTGTGGCACCGAAGTCCGGGAACCCGCGAGAGATTGCGTTACCTAGGTCAGTGATCGCACGGTCATCAACATCAGCGGACCCGGATGAGCCTAGTTCGAAGTTGTTCCACGAGATTGCGGCACTCAGGTTCTTACCCGCATTGATTTCAGTCGCAGTAGGCGCGGCGCCGTTAGCGATGGAAGGAACCCACCATACCGTAACGTTACCGTTAGAGATTTGTCTTGTTGGCATTTTCTAATTCCTTCTTACGCCACTAGGGTGTAGTTGACGTTTACATCACCTGTTGGCTTCAGGTTTGCCGTCATGCTGAGCATGGAGCCGTCATCTGCGTTGTTGGTTGGATAGTCTGTCGTGAACCCGTACATGGAGATAACCTGCCCAGCAGCATAGGTGGTAGCCTGAGAAGGGCCAATACGCTTGACAACCCAGTACTTAATATCCGGCGCCTGGAACAGGTGGTAGAACGTGTTGTACACACTCGCGGAGTTCGTGATGTCGGCATCACGTAGACCAGTAAGTTCACCCTCATAGTTGGTGAACGTGCGGCTCTGAACGTTACCGATGTCGCACACGGTAAGGGTGTCGTCGGTGTCCGAGTCCGTCAGGTTCAGCGTGTAGTCGTCCAACACAGCGCAGGAGATATCGAAGCTGAGGGTTGCGCTGTTCAGTTCGGCAGACGTAGGGTGTGTAGGGTCAGCAAATGCGCCGTAGTCTACAACGGAGATTTTCGCGTTACCGCGTAGAAGCTTACTTGGCATCTTTTTCGTCCTTCTTGGAAATTTCTACTTTTGCTGGCTCTGATACTTCGACAGCCGTGTGCTTTTCAGAAGGCACCAGCTTTAGATCATCGAATAGGGCAGCGGCCTCTTCTGGGTAATCCACGATTCCCTTGGAGGCAGCACTGTAATATTTGGGCATACTTTTGCTCCTTGTTCTACTACTAGTTTACCATATGCTACGAATAGCTCAGGTTTGTTTCATACGAGAAGATTGCCGAATGCACATATCGGTTCACTCCCAAATCGGCGTCCACAAAGTTGTATCCGCCGAAAGCCTTCAGCGGTGTACCGTCTACCGGAGTAAATCCCAGGAGCAGACTCCGAACCTGACCCAGGTATTCCCGGCTAAGCCGGTCATCCGGGGCAATGGAGTACACGGTCACCGTTGTGCGAAGCGTGTTTAGTTGCTCTGACACAATGCCCCGACTAGCGCCAGCGTAGGACGCCCCAAAGATCGTAGTGAGGTACGGCTCAAACAGGCTGTTCTCATCCATGTTGGGAACGGCGCCGTCAGTAAGATACTGTCCCTCGTAAACCTGGACCCCGGATATCGTTCTAAGCTGAGCCATAATTGCATCCTGGCCAGGAAGTTGGTCTATCATTTAAGCTTCCTCATCGCTTTCATTAGGTCCAATTCTGCTTGCACCTTGGCATCTCGCAGGGCGTGCATGCCCTCGACACCGTTGCTAGTCCCGAATTCTTGGAAGTAGGCATATCCTGGTCGCCCACTGAGCCACCCGAACCTCATGCTGACGCTGCGTTTGTTGACCTTTACTTCTTGATCCACGCTGTCGAGCATCGACCTACCTGCGATACGTGGCCGGTAGCGCAGCGATGGCTCTCCCCTACCACGCACACGACCCGGTGTCGCCCGGTAACCAAGACGCATTTGTGTTTCACCCGTCTTGGTGACCGCACCCTGTATGGTCTGGCGCATATTACGCACACCATCGGCAGCGATTATCCGCAGCGCTTCCGCTGCCTGGTCGGTCACCTGATCCGGCTTGGTACGGATAAGTTCTCGCATTTGCTCGAAATCCATGCCGGTGACGTATACGCGGTCAACGCCACCGAATTTTCCGTACTGCTTTAGTCCAGTACGCTTAGGCATTGATCTGCTGCTTCAGGTTGGCCTCGACCACGAGGTTTGTCCCCCACTCCACAGAACTTCCGATTGACCCTCGAATGTCAAAGCGGTAATTCACTAGGTCGGGGTTGGTAGCACAGGCCACAACTACCAACACGTCATCGTTGTTGATCCCCAGACCTGTTCCCTTTAGCTGTGCAAGGACCAGTCTGCGAGCGGTAGGATCGTTGGCGACTTCTAGATCGAGATTGATCCCGTAGGGCTGAATACGAGCCGTACCGGAATACACGGTTACGTAGGCGTCAGAATTGTAAGTTTTCGTAGCCTTGTCATAAATCAGGGGCACAGCCAGATCACGCCGCGTAACGCGAACTGTGCACGAGTGGAATCCGACCACTACGGGAGCATGGTGCTTCGACCAGCGGGGGTCTAGGCTCTTACGGTTGTTTACCACGAACCGTCCTCAACCAGTTCCCCGTTGGCTGGTAGCCAGCCTTCCCGGAAGTTTAGGATGGTGAACATAGAATCCACAGCGTCCGCATCTTCCAGATCAGCGCGACGGATTAGTTCCTTGCCGCTGTCTCGCCATTCCTTCTGAAGCTTGGAGGCATCGGTGGACAGGTCTTGGGTAGTGATGACCTTGCCAATGAGCGATTCGCTGTTGCCCACGGCGATCATGGCTAGACCGGCAGCGCGCAGAGCGGAACTGCCACCCAGCCGGAAGAACCGGTCTAGTTGTTCGTCGGTGAAGAGGAATTCATCCTCGTTGTCACCGAATACCGCCTCATCGTCTGGGATGAGTGTGCGGATATCTTGGATATCTTCAGCAGCCATAATCTTCCTTAAGTATGTGAAAGGCCGGGACTCAACCCCGTTTGCGAGGGAGTCCCGGCCTTCGGGTTGCTAGGTGAGAGGATTACCTAGCAGATTATGACCAAGCAGAAGCGTCACCCTTGGACACTGCCATTGTTTCAGTGGCAATAGCCGCTGCCCCAACGTAGTGCTTGACGCGGAACTGGATGTCGTCCGTCTCGAAGCTTCCCTCAAGACCTGGAACTGCCCCACCACCTAGGTAGGCGCCACCCTGAGTCGCAATGCGAAGCTCCGGGTTACCGCGTCCACGAATCTTGGAGAACAGCACCGATGGGCGAATGCCAGCGGCATTCAGCGGAGCTAGGTACCAAGTCGTCGCCACTGTGCCGCTAGTGTCCACCACTGGGAGCCACGGGTTGACAACAATCGTCACACCGGAAACCGGGCTGGCGATGTCGTAGGTACCATTGGAGTCAGTCACCTGGAGGGTGCTGATGCCAACGATGCGGCGGGCAAGAGCCTCAAGCTGCGGCGGAACGATCAGCGCAAACTGCCCGACCTGCACAGGGTTACCGTTGAACTTGCGTCCACGGATAGCGGCCATCGCGTCGGTTAGCGCGTTGATGCTCAGCGCCGGGTTACCGGCGATGCGGTTCCCGTTGGCAGCGGAGAAGGTCGTCGCGTTCGGACCAGACGCAGAGGCGAACACTTCCGTTGCGGTGATGTCCTCTGTGTTGACGGCAAGCTGGGCAAGATCACGCGGAAGCGTCTCAAGCACACCCCACTCGTCGTTCAGAAGCATCTCGAACGAGAAGTTGACGCGGGCACCGAACTTACGAACCGTCACGCTCTGCTCGCTCGCTGCGAAGCTGAACGTTGGGAACTCGGTAAGTTCAGGGACACGTGGCAGGCCACCGGCTACGGTAGTCTTACCACCGTTGGACTCCGGCAGGTTGGTGTAGTCCGGCCAGAAGCTATAGAAGCTCTGAGGACGTAGGTTCTGCACGTCGAACGAACGGGCGTACTGTGACCAGCCGTTGGCGATCAGGTCATATTGACCCAGCACGGCACGGTTGGTGACAGCCTGGAAAGCGGCTGGGAAGTCGCTGGTCGAGTGGGACTCTTCCACGTAGATGCCATCGATTTCGTCCTGGATGGCGCGTTGTGAGGAACGCTTACCTTCCAAGGCGCTTTCGATAAGATCAGAAACGCGGTTGAATCTGTCGTTAGATAGTTTCATTGGTTATCCTTATGCTCCCAGTCCAGGCGTAGACTGGACAATCTTGACGATGACCGTCCCGGCGCCAGAACCCTTAGTGCTTAGCGTGTAACCAAAGAAACGGTTACCTGACGATGTTGCGTTTAGTACCCCGCCTGAGGTAATGTAGACCGGAAGGCCCACACTAGCGAAGGCAACCGCTGAAGGTAGACGGAACGCACCCTTTAGCGCTACGCTGGCGTAGCCCTCTTCGTTTGTAACTAGATCGCCCTCGTCGGTCTGTGCCACGCCGACAAGGTTGCCGACAATAACAGCCGCACCTGATAGGGTACCGTTTGCTACTGGAAGAGAAAGGTAATCGCTGTCCTTGTAGACTTCGTTTTTAGCCATTACTTGTTCTCCTTAACTGCCCAAAGCTTAGGCAGTCTCAATTCCGTGTCAGCCGACTCTTCGACTTCCACATTTTCTTCGGTACCAACTGTTACGGTGGCACTTTCCTCGTTAACCTGCGCTGTCTTAATCTTGGCGATTTCGGCTGCGACAAGCTCAACAACGGTCTGCTTGATGTCAACAGTCTCGACAACAGCCTCAACAGGGGCTTCTACCTCTGCCTCAGGCGCTGCCGCCAGTGACTCCTCAAGATCAGAGAAACGCTTCTCCATAGCGGCGAACTTCGCGTCCTGATCCTCAGACAGCTTTTTGATGGCCTCTAGGGCTTCGTCCATTTGCTGTTCTTCCATTTCTGTGTCTATTTCAGATTCAAGCACGTCGAGCAATTGCCCACCGGCTCCGGCCCTGACGACCAAATCCACGGATTTGGCGGCGACCAATCCAGTAACGATACGTCCGCTACGGCCTTCGATTGTGCCCCGGTCGGCAAGGGTACGTGCCCGGATGGACAGCCCCACTCGTTTCGCCAGGGAACGCACCAGCGGCTGCTGATGTTCAAAGATTTCGACTTCCGAAACTAGCCCGCCCTCTTCGGCGTCCCAGACAGCATCGGTGGCTAGTTCACCAGCGAATGTGGCGACAGAGCCGAACGGCTTTGCGTCTCGTTCTTCGGGGGTTTGGTGATCCAGAAAGATCGGCGTCCCCGCCTTGAATACGTTAGGGCCGTCTCTCTTTAGGGCTTCCTCTGTGTAGTATCCCTTGGAACCCCAACCAGCCTTAATTAGCAGGGCACGCCAGCGTTTGCCGGTGGGCTGCTCGGTTAGAGTGGCAGATTCTACCACATCATAGTTGTTTTCCATAACGCCCTTAGACTATTTTAGCACATTGCCTGTTATAAGTTTACCATATGCTGAGGGCTACTTATTTACCATCGACTTCTTGGCAGCGGCCCTGACTTGTCCACGACCGGAATTAATGCTCCCGACAGCGCCAGACCTACCCTGTCCGGGCACTACGCTGGGCTTAGCCGCCGCAACCTTCTGGGCGTTCTCAGCCGCCTTCTCAGCCGCCACGATGCTCGGCGCCACCGGTAGCCCATCCTTCTCGGCCACCATCTTGAGCGTCTTAAGAGTCTCTTTACGAGCCTCCTCTTGGAACAGCAGACCACCCTCGTAAGCAAGTTGCACAGACTGGACGCGACGGTGAGTTTCGTCCTCGTCAATGGCGCCCCAGGTGACCTTTACCTCGTCGTCACCCCAGAATTCAAACAGGTCGAGGAAGCTGTTGCCCCACAGGTCTTGTCTGGACTTCATGGCGCGCAGCGTCGGCAGGTCAAGGGTTGACCCCTCGCCGGAGTTTTCGGCACTTGACAAGATAACGTCAAGAGAAACTTCCAGCCCGGAAGCAACGGCAGCAGCCAGTGGCGTGCCGCCC